ACGCCGTCTGTTGCGTTCTGTCTCGATGATACCACGAAAGGTTTATTGGCACACCTTCTACCGATAAGCCTTCTGGATAAACTACTCCATTTATCTTCGGATAGGCAGGAGGATACGGGCGGTCAAACCTGCTATTAAGTGTAATGTTTTGGGTCGGGGCTTGTGAAAGATCCAATACCCCTCGTCCTGTTCGAGGACAAAGCTTGCCGTATATTGTCTGCCCCGCTACCCTTTGTGTTTGATCCACTGCTTGCCAACCGCTTACGAAGTAAATAGCTACTCCTTCAGCGTGAGGCTTAGGAACTGAATCTAAGCATCCCCTCGCCACGTTTACGCTATTTGTCGAGATCGCATTGACTCGCACTACCTCGTCTTCGATTATTGCATAGAAAGTGTTACCCGTCCTGACAAGGTCGAGGTCTGTCCCATTTTCAATCTGAAATGTAGTATCGGTGTAACCTACTGGCGCTGATAGAAATGCGATTGGGCAAAAGTTTTCAGTATCTCGCTTAATGTAACCGCTGCTTGAAGAGGTGGAAGTGTAGAAATCATAATTCATCGCTACTCCGACTGGTCGAGATCCTAAAGCGCCAACGAAGCCAATATCTTCATTTTTGGGTAAATAGTCAAAATCCGCTTCAGATAACGACCTCACAAGATCCCAATATGGTACTTCAAACAATCTTTGCTGTGGACATGGCGTAGGATCGCTGATTGGCTCCTGCCAATAAGGGTCTTGGACTTCGATGTAAGATGCGGATGGCAACGAGTAGACGTCTTCAATAGCATCGATGGTAATGGTAGAATCGTTCAACGTCCCATAATTGACTTCGCCAACCCGAAAGACCATTTGTTCGATGCCGAGTTTCGGCCATTTGAAGACGAAAACGTCGCCTGGTACGATGTTATATGCTTTGCGTGAGACTTTGATTGTAAGTTTGCTTAACATCGCTGCCGAAGTCGCAAGATCCCTCATTGCTACGTTCGTAGCCAACGACAGGTTCGTTATACCGAGATATTTTTTCTCATCCGAAACAATCCTGCCTTGTGCTGCAAAGTTAGCTAAGTCTTGCACGCAAATGCTTCGTTCCTCTCCCGTGTCCATGTCGGTATAGTAAATCGTGAGTTGATTTATTGTATCAGCTAAGGCTATGCGCTGATAGCTAACCATTTCTTTGATCGATGACTCATCAAAGACAGGCAAAGAGCTAATGTTGTAGTCGTTTCTGATAAGCCTAATTTGAAATAAGCCCGTCGTAGGATTAACGAATAACATACCACCAATATGGTCAAGGATAAGCTGGAGAAACTCTTCGATTGACCCTCCTGTCCAAGCGATACTTATGCCGAAGTTTTCACTCTTTAACTTACTTGCTGCGTTAGTGAAAGACGTTTGGTCTATTTGTCCAAGTCCATGTTCAGTAATCAACTCGTAAATAATGTGAATAGGATTAGCATTGCCACCAATATTAGCATAGCTTGGTTGCCAGTTTGAAGCTGGTATGCGTCTGAACTTAGCTTTCCACGGCTTGATATACGGATTAAGTGCTGCAAGATAAATTTGCTTAGCCACAAGTGAGACAACACCACGAAAGGCAGGAGTATTTGAACCGAGCTTACTGAGAAGATAGGAGTTTACTCCTTGCGAGTCGCTGCCAAACATAACGTCGACATTGCCTTGTACCCCACCTTCTCGCTCTTCGCCTCCAAAAAGGTTCGGTTGGTTGATATAAATTGTCGAATTGCTAGTCACGTTACCCGTCCAAGCAGTTTTATCCCCAATAGCAATGGCAAGCAAGGCGTCGGCAGCATCACAGAATACCATGTGAAGCCCTGCGTAGTATTTATAGCCAATTGTAAACTCTACTTTTCCCTTGCCCCCACCCACTATCGTCCCTCCATTCTATTGAGCTTTGCCTGCTCTACTGCCTTCAACGCCATAGCATCTCCTGTCTTCAACAAAACATCTGAGTCTATACCGTGAGCAACAAAGCTACGAAAGTCAATTCCATATCGCTTGCAAAATTCCTTAATCCCTTTCACGCAATATCCTATCTCAACTGCGTCTCTAATATATACGATCATTTGAAATCTTCACTCCTCTTGATTGGTGTTGTCCTTAAATCCCCATACCAAACGACATTTGGCGATTTAATCCACACAGTGCCATAGATACGTGGTATAGGATCGGAAGCATTAACAACAGGAACGTCGGAATCTTCGATGGTAGACGGCGGAGGAGCAGAAGGTTTGGGTCGTAGCAAAAACGCTAAATAACTAAAAAGAAGACCAAGTCCAAGTGCAAGCCAAATGCTCATTTATATCCCTCCTCACCAAAAGATTGCGCTCGTTGACGTGAACGGATTGCGTCTTGGTATCCACGGAAAACCACCGAAGTTTATATGATTGTTAAATTTATCTCTACACGTATTAAGTGTATGATCGCAACCAGGATAAACCTCAACTTGTTTATTTGCTGTCAATTCAGGTATTTGATTGGACAAAGTGATCGTGCTGCCTGAATGTGTGCTGATATAACGCATATGAATTAATCCTGTCGATCCGTCATGGAACATAAGATAGCCACCAACGAAGTAACGGTTTGGCTTAGTGCCGAATGCGGAAGCGGTAATGTTCGTTCCGTTCACGCCACTGACGGTAGCTATTGTTCGATAATTTATCCTACTGACCTTACACCTATCGCCATATAACATATGTGGGCACGAATAACCGTAATATCTCATATTAGCGTTGCCTTGTATGGCTGAATAGTAAGACTCGCAATACATTTGGACTCCACTGTGCTTCCACTCAGCTGTAATTATCCTGCCAATCCACTCTGTAATCACCTCAGGATCGTTTCTGTGTTTCTTCTTGATAATTACTGATATTGGGGTGGCTGGTATGCTAGCTCTGAAGAAATTAGCAACTTCAAAATTAGAAGGCGCTGTGATTGTAAGTTGTGAACGCCTTATATCGCTTGTTAACGTTATAGCTTCTCGTGATAACGGCATTGGTAGATAGGTAAAATTATCTATCACCACCTCACTAGCTGTAGTGTTATAACGGTAAATGTAAGGGCCATACTTAAATTCGTAAAGCTCTAACGGTTGACCTGTACTTCTGCTTGTTTCAAAGCTTAAAAAGCTCATGACTTCACCATCCTTACAGGTATGGAGCATTTCATAACCATACCTTCATACTCGAAAGTGACCTCATCTGTATCAAGCCTTGCCAGGTTTATAAACTCCCACCTGCGTATATCTTCTGGGTAAACGTCCTGCGTAAAGGCTTGGTCAATCGTAACGTATTCGTCATCTGAGTCTGCTATTGGAGATGCGCTTGTTATTTTTCTGTACTGAATTGTTCCATCTTCAAACAATATAGCTGTTCTCATCGGAAACGTGGCATAATTTGAAAGTCCAAGTCCTTTAATCTTTGCTGACGTGGCACCACTATAAAGAGGTTCGATTAAGTGAACGTCTTGCTGAAATGTTGGGAGTAAAAATGTTTTCTGACGCCCACCCAGCCAATGAAGAAATTGTCGCCAGCTCCACAATGCTGGTTTTGTTGCTGTAACTTTGCCAAGTAGGCTTGTCTTTTCTACAATACTTCTATTTGGCTCCACTTCGATAAGTCCCTGTCCGTTGTCCATAAATTCCGAAGCACGGTAAATACGTTCGTTGAACTCCTCGACCTTCACCCCAACGTCACGTAAAATTGGATATCCATCTAAAGTAGGATAATTCTGCGCACCAACATATTTATCGTCCACAATTGTGAAAGTGGCTGAAGCGTAAGTAACAGCATAGTCTTTCTTCATGTGAATGCCATCCTGAGTAATGCCGAAAAGTAACGGCATGATTAAAGCGTTTTTGTAATTATGTTTAACTGGTTGGTCGATATCGATGCCGTTATCTCGTAGCGTTACAATGTTAACCGCTTCATTTTTATCGTCGCTCTCCCAAATGAATGCTGCATTAGTATAGCTTGCGTATCGAGTGTCAAAACTTATCGTCATAGCACCGCTTGGGATTGAAGAGACTTTTTCTGCCTCCACCCAAATTGGCACTCCCCAAGTTCTAAACACCCACGCTTTTGCAAGTGTAGCTATCACGGAACCGTAATGTGGTGTTTTAGTATATGAATAAGTTATATGTCGTCTTGGCGCTATGCGTAATGCGATGCGCTGTTCATCTGAATAAGTTTCTATAACGTCTGTCAGCCATTCTAACTTTTCTGTGAAGTCTTTCTTCGGCATCCAGTAAAATACAACGAGTCGTTGTCCTTCGATAGTAATTGGTATCGAGTAAACGTCAAAGTTGAGCGTTATCGTTGCGTTTATTGTAGGAGGGCCTTCGGTTGTGACTTTAATACGATATACCTCGGCTTGGTTGATCCCAAACTCGTGAGGATATGATAATGGCCCCTCGAATAGAATACCGCCTGTATTTACCAAGCCAAGGCTGTTTAGGATCCTTGAATTTTGTAAGTCGGCATTCCACACTTCGACGGTATATGTTTTATCAGCCAGTAATGTACCAACGTTAATATAGGTTGGGTTAACGTGTACGTAACCATAAACATCGTCGTAAAGTGACATAAACATATATCCGTTATGCTGAATAGGGGTAATTTGCTTAGTTGGGGTGAAAGTTCCAAACCATATCGGATAACGGACATGATTAGTATTAAATAGTTGAGGTGTTGCATCCCAACTATGGTATGACCAGAAAGGGTAGTCGCTATTATCGTAAGTTTCTGGTGTTGGAACAAAATAAAAGCTCATTATGCCTCCTTTTTAATCGCCCAACCAAAATTACCAGTGTGATCGGCAAATTGTAGTCTAAAAGTAGTTGGGGACTGATAAACTTTTCTAAAGTAAGGAAAAACCATCCACTGTTCGCTACCATGGTAAATTATGGTTTCGGGATCGAGGTAATTTATCATGAGATGTCTGGCTTTTTGAATATGAGCAACTAAAGTATAATATCCAGAATAAGTGGCGCTGTCATGGTAAACTAATACTGGCAAAAGCAATGATTGTTGATTAAATTGATTTGGTTGACTTTCCAAATGAGAGGATAAGTATTTTATGCCGAGCGGAGCATAAGAATAATAATTATCCTTTGCTAAAGACCATGGATAAGTCGGGTTGATACCGGAATGAAGCCAATAATTCTCTGCAGGCGTTACATAAGCATTACTAGCTTCAGCATTCCAAAATAAAGCTGCACTAGTTGAGTAGCCATACGTACCGCTGTTGTAGGAACTACCCATTGGGTCTATCACTATAAAATTAGGTATTCCACTCGTTCCAATACCAACAGTACCCGCTACCCAAAGCCCCGTCCCGGGTAGAGGTATATTGCTTTTGCCAAATGCCACCCATTGATACATATCAGCATAGTTTATCAAAAAAAAGACTTCATCAATATCAGAATAGGTAAAGCAGAAATACTTAACTGGAAACTGCACTGGACCTGGGCATGGATAATTATTGTGCACAATAAAATTTCGTATACCTACCTGTCCAGGAGTGCTTCCTTCATTGATTCCAGTTCTACCTGTTATGCCAAAATATGAAGTGGTGGTGGTTAACATAACATATAAGTTATCTTTGTAAATTACATCTTTGCCTTCGCTATCTGTAGTTGCCACCCAGCCATTGGATACACAATGACTTTTTAATGCATTTTTTATATCATCAAAACTATTACAAACTCCAGTATAATAAGCCATTATAATTCGCCCCCTATCAATCTGTCATAAGCAAATATGTTGCTTCGGTGTGATTTCTGCTAGGAAACGCAATACAAGTAACTCCATCGACGGTTATTGTGTCTTCGGGATAAATTTCATCATAATCAGATTGTATTCTGTAAACGCCATCAAGCGTTCCATATATACCAGCTGTTAGCCTTTGATAACTCGAATTGCTGTTATACTGCATGGTCAAATCAATGTTGTATATTGGCTTCTCGTCGTTTAACGAAATGCCATGGTAACCTAACGTATATTTGTTTACAGCTTCCCATTTCCCGTCGAAACTGCTGTATACTTGTCCGTTGTATCCGTAAGAAGTGCTACCTGTATATTGACTACCTATATAAGGCACTTCGTGGTAGGAAGCATACGCATATGACTGACCTTGACGAATATAGGATTCATCGTGGTAATACCCAAACATTCCTCCAACGAACACGGGATACGGGTACTGAAGTGGCGAGCAATACGGAATGAATTTCCCCATGTAACCGTGTTCGTAGTAATTTTGCCCGACCTTGCATACAAACACGATTCTTTGAGCGTTCAGCGTTATCCAGTAGTCAATCCTATCGTAGAATAAAGGAGTGCCTATTCGCTTCATCTGAGGCTGATTGTAATATGTTTGAGAGGACAAGTAACCTGTTGCAACCCCTACTGCCACGTTGTAATAACCGCTTGAAACACTTTGATATGTATCAAGTCCTACCCATACCGGATCATTGCCCGTCAGTCCAGGCCCTCGTAAGAAGACATAACGATTTGCGCTTGTGCCGTCGTAAAGTATCTGTTTCCAGCCGTTTGCCACAGCAAAATTCCTTACGACATCTAAAAATTTATAATGCGCTGGAGCGCTCGTCGTCCCTGTAACGTATCCACTTGTGAAAGGCATTACATTAACCTCCCTTTATTCTTCTGCATCACATTCACTATCACTCGTTCTCCGTCTGGTGTAGCAAGATAATTACCCACAATTGACGGGTCAAGAACGTTGATAATCCTTATGTTTGGTTGTACCTCAACATTATTTTGCCCAAAGTTTTTAGGTAGTACAATCTCACCTTTTTGCAGT